TCTTGAGTTACATCAGATAAAACTAATCCACCTTTGGTTTTTTTAGGACCAGAGTAAGGTAAAACTAATAGTCTCCATCCAGTTGGTTGGGGTAATTTATCGATTGTTTTTTTATCTATTGCTTCTGAGTCTAAGTAAAGTTTTTGAACTTCTTCTTTAGACTTATATGCATTTAAAAGACCGTTATCAGTCTTTTGCGCCTTTGGCGTTATAATCGTCGTCATTTTGCTCCTGTTTTTTAAACAAGTCCGTTAGGTCTTGTTGCAGATCTTTTAATGATCTGATTTGTCCTGTAATATATTTATACTCATTGAAGTTGTCAACTCCAATAATAACCTTTTCTGTATAACTCTCGATCTTTGGTTTTAGAATCTTTTGTTGGATATATTTGATTGTAGCGTAATCCACTATTTCTTTCCGTTACGGAAGATTTGTGTTCCCTTGATTCCGTATATCGATGCCACGACCAAAATCCACAAATTTGTAAACCATGAAGGAAGCTGTGAGAACATATCAAAGAACTGTTTTACCTTTTCCATAGCAGATGGATCATCGCTTATGACTGCGTAGGCGAGCACCAACACGGGCAAACTGAGAATTATCAAAACTGCCTCGTCCTTCCAGTCTGATTGACGGGCCTCTAACAATTTACCTTGATAAGCCTCCTCACCCCGAGCTTGACGCTCTGCATGTAACAATTGTGCATCTGACATTGCCACCTTTGCTTTTTGCTTGTTAGCGTATATCTTACTACCTGCAGATACCGCTAATTTTATTGCTTGAAACCACATTAAAATATTCTAACCTTTCTTTTTCTATCTTTCAATATTTTTCCTGCACCTCTGACTAATCCACCTTCGTTAAAATTAAATTCAAACATTTTGGGTTTTACTTTTTTCATAGGCATTGGAACTTTTGAAGTTTGTGCCATCAATGTTGGTTTTTTTATAGGAGCAGAAGGTTCTCCTCCTCCATCTCCTCTATTTTCAAAGTTTTTAGGTCCTTTTTTACCTTGTGTAAGCATCTCACCACCCAAAGCATCTACCTCTTTTTGTTCTTTTAAATTTTTTGAATCGTATAAACTTTTAGAAATTTGGTTAAAAACTAAAGCAGTTAATCCTAAATTAGGGACTTGAACAGGGCCCTTTTTAACCGTTACTCCTGAAGGTGAAGATGAATTATTTGCACCATTTCCTCCTCCTCCTCTATGAGTGGTTGCCGATATATTGGCTGCAACGTTTGCAGCTTCTGATCCTAAATCTCCCGTATCAACAGCACCTGACCCTCCCATATTGGAACCAGATTTACCTGCCCCCATTCCAGATGAGCCAGCGCCCATATCTCTTCCACCTCTAGCTTTGAAAACTTTTAATCCACTTTTTAAAATTTTAGCCTGTTTAGCATGTGTTTTAGATGCCTTTTCTAGACCTTTAATAACTTTTTTTACTTTTTTTCTCATTAGTAATATTTTGTAACTTTTCTTCTGTCTCCCATGACTTTACCACAACCTTTTGCAATACCACCTTTTTTCATTCCGTGTGGTGTTGGTCCACTTTTTGGTGGCGGCCCTGATTTTTTACCTGCCATACCTCCACGTTTCACTTCAATAGCTATTACAGGGTTGTCTAAATGGTCTGAGGTTCCTAGAGGAGGTGTACCCTCCTTAAATTCTAAACCAAATCTTGGATCTTTACTATCTTTTTTTCTTTTTGGTGTTAATCCTCGTCCTGGTTTTCTACCTGGCGTCGTTTTTGGACCAAATTTTCTACGTGGCATCTTTTTTCTCCTGATTTAATTTTTCTTCTTGCAGTTCTAACCTCTTTTTACCTAATTCTTCGTTCAAATTCAACTTGTCCTCCCCTAAAGTCTGTTGTGCAGAGAATTTATTAGCCTCAAACTCCATTTTTGCTGCCTCTTCTTGTGCTTTTCGTTGAATATCCATCGCTCTAAGGTCTAATTCACGTGTTTTTAGTGCTAATAGTGGGTCTTGATTCTGTTGAGACTGAAATTGTTGCTCCATCGTCACTAATTCTTGCACTTTTTGGGCAATTCTTCGTGCAACTTCTGCTTCAAACTCTATTGAAAAGGCCTCTTCATCGGTTTGCTGTAGTTGTGCCATGCTTTGATTTTGTTGAAACATAGCTAAAACTTCTTGTTTTACTTGCAAAGACACGTGATCCATCAAATGACCTTGTAATAGACCATAAATTTGTGGATTTATCTGCACCATTCTTGATGTCATAAAAGACATGTGGGCTGCAATATGTGCATTGTGGTCTTGTTGTGGAAATGCTTTAGGAATAACCATCTGCAACGCTCCAGTATTCTCGGTTGCAGGATCCAAAGGTCTAGGTGGCCCTGGAGGTGGTTTTAAAATACCTGAAATATTTTTTACGCCTAATGCTTGATACATTCTCTTGTAAGCTTCATGAATATCATGCATTTGTGGATTAGATTGTGCAAGTGTCAATGATGCTTGTGCTATTTGAATTCTTTGTGTCATTGAATAGATATCAGGATCTGCAACAGGAAGTATATCAACCCTATCATCAAAGTCAGATTGTTTAATTAATCTACTCGCTCCAACAACATCGTAAGGATATTCTACCGGTAATGACTCTGATATCACACCAGCTAACATTTTAAATTCTTGACCCATAGAGTAATAGCATCTTTTGTGAATCGCTGACATGACTTTTGACCCTCGTTCAAGAACCGCCATTGTAGTTCCTACAGGAGCTTGTGTATTCATGTCCGCCATTTTCATATCAGCTACAGATGCAAATCTTCTTCCTGAGTCAACACAGAATTGCAGAAGTTGGTAAAGAGTTGGGTCTGGTCCTTTAAATGGTAAAAATTGGAATTGATCTTTAATGTTACCACCTGGTGCATCTACATCTCTAAACTCACCTGGTTGTAATGGTTCAGAATCATCTCTTATTCTTAAACCTCTAGATTTAAAACCTGCAGGTAAATTTGATAATGTTCCTGCATCTAATAATTGTCTTAGAGCGGTTGTAGCAGTTCTTGATAAACCACCAATGGTGTGAATTAAACCATTACCATAAAAACCAAAACCAGGTAAAAATTTGTAATGTACGAAAAAATCTTTTCTTTTTCTAAGATTATCTTTTTCTTCATAGTTTCTATAAATTGATAATACTTTTCTTGAGTCCTCATCAATCGTGACTATGTAAGGGACTTTGATACCATCTGCATCTTCATAACCAGGTATGTCAAGGTTTGTGTGAACTTCAATTAAATTATATAAAGCATTTGCTTGTCTATTATCAGTTGAAGTAACACCCTCGATTTCATTCATTTTATCTTGGACTTTATCAGATTTGTAGCTTGGTCTTGGTAAATCTATATCTCTGTAAAAACCACTAACTTGTAATTTTCTTAAATCATTTTGAGACATTTGAAGCACTTGTGATATTCTTAATGCATCTGATAAATCACTAGCGTTATATGGAACGACTAAATCTTCTGCTTTTATAAATTTAGCACAAGCTCTACCTAATACTGGATCGTAATAAACTTTTTTAAATGAAGAACCTGTAAGAGGAAGTAAGAATAACATCTGGTCCATCTCTGGAGTGTATTCTTTCATAACTGATGATATCATGTAATTCATATAGTCTCTTACACGACCAGCTTGATTTATTTTTTCATCAGTTTGTGCTCCTATCACTTCTGTTCTTACAGGTCCTCCTGCAGGTAATAACTCTTTAATGGCTTGCGCTTGGAATTGAGTTGCTGACTCCGCAAGTAAGGGATGAGTTACCCCCGCTGCCCCAAGAAAAGGACGGGCTGGTGATTCATATTTAAAACCTAATAAATCTAATCCTTTAACGTATGAGTCTACCCATTGTTGTCTTGAACGTTTGTCATCCTCATAGGCTGAAACAAGCTCACTACCTATTTGAGATAGAATAGATTCATCCAGAGTTTCTGCTAAGTTAGAAAAAAATTGTTCTTCTTGTTGAATAACTGGCTCTACACCTGCAATTACATTATCCTCTTCATCTAATACTGTATCTACTTGCTCTGGATTGTTTCCAGTGGTTGTATCTATAATCTCTAAATTATCTAAATCTTCTCTTGACATTAATACATTTTAGTTATTTTTTTATTTTTAGCCACGCCCTGACCACGACAAACAATACCACCTTTTTTTAAATTTATACCTTTATTTTTTTTAAATTTATCTATACCCCCTGAAACTTGTTGAGCTCTTGTTACCTCATCTTTAATGTTCGCAGACGGATCGGGTTGTTTTGTTAATGTTGCTATTGCTTTTTCAATCATCCTAATAATGGTGCAAAGTATTCTCGTTTTACTTCAACCAATCCTCCAAGTTTATATGCCTTCATTCTGCCCGTGCTTGAGCCTGCTAAATCTAATACCACATTTGTGTTATAATTTCTAGGGTCATTAATATCAGTCATATCAAGTGGTTCATAGAAATTGTTCTTATCCATTTTCATAAAACTATCTCTTTCAGCTTTAGATGTAAAACCTCCAACAATTTTTCCATCTGAGTCTACTACTTTAAAAGGTTTATTTATATCTGATTTCATAACCTTTTTAACAACTACTTTAGCGCCTAATTCTTTTGCAATATCTTGCATAGCTTTCGGTATCACTGCAGTACCCACTAATTTTCCTGATTTATAGTCTCGATATTTTCCAACAGCTTTACCATCTAAATTTTTTAAAACTCTATCTTTTCCTGGAACTTTTCTTAAATTTCCAACTAACTGATCGCCACTTAAACCATAATACTGTTCTAGTTTTTGTTTTTGACCAACTTGTTTTAAATTAAAATCATCTGCACCACCAATGGCTATGTATCTAATATTATTTTTTCTTGCATCTTGAATTAAAGATTTCAATGCAAGTTTTGTGTAAGTAGATTCTTTTACCATAGGGTAATAATCGTATGTTCCTTCTTTTGGAGAAAAACTTTGGCCATAATATTCATTACCAGTTACTTGAGATGGTCTTATCTGGAAATTAGATTCTAATATTTTTTTTTCTTTTGTTAATTTATTTAATCTATCAAACTCAGGAGGGGACAGCGGTCTTTCATTAGCTATGTCAGTAAGTTTATTTATTTCTGTTATCTTTTCATTTATTTCTCTTTTTAATGTTGAGTTAATAATTTTATTTTTAAAAGGATTGTTTCTCACAAGAGGCTTTTCTCCCTCATATCTTCTTAATTTTCTTTGAATTTCTTGACCTGTATCAGATTGGATCTCGCCAATATAATAAGTATCTCCATAGTTATCTACACCTCTTGTATTATATCGGATGTGTGCGATAGGATTTGGTTCCTTAAAATGAGAAGGAAATACTGTCATGGCATCTTTATTGCCTGGTATGCTTTCATTTAAATAAATTACTTTTTCTCTGTAATCATAACCACCCTCATTAAATACGCTTTTATGTATTGGCATGTTTGTTGTGGCCATACCTTTTGTAGCCAATGCCTCATATTTATCATAATCAGATATTAAATTTCTCACGATTAATTTTTCATTATCCTTAAGGGTAGGTAACAAATCAATCAATCTTTGTTTTGTGCTAACAACTTGATCTAATTGTGTTTTTGATGCTGAATATTTTTGACCAATAGTAGTTAGATTTTTTTCATCAGCAGTCAAACTTGTTATTAAATTTTTAAGTGGCTGTCTTTGATTAACAGGAGTTTCTAATATTTTTTCATTTAATAATCTTTGAACATCATCATTAAATATTCTGAAAGTTTTATTTACATTTAAAATCTCTGCTTCATTTAAGGGATAACTGTAATCTTTAATTTTTGCTTTGTATGCTGGGTTTGTTTCTAAAACAGATAACACTTCTGCTTTTGAAATTTTTTTATTAGGATATTTTTTACTTAACTCGAATAGATCTCCTCCGACAGGCTCTCCTTTTTTATTAAATACTAATAAACCAGCATCCTCTAATTCTTCAGCTTTAATTCCTTTGTTTAAGGATCCTTTCATAAAGCCCATCCATTGTGCAGGTTTAGCAAATTCGTTACCACCTTTCTTAACATAATCCCACGCTGCAGATCCCATAAACTCTGTTATGTTATCTACTCTTAGCTGTCTTTGAGATTTACCAAAACTTAATGGTGAAGATGTAGTGACAAGTGCTCTTGAGTTTCTAATTTTTTTAGCATTAAAATCATCTTCGATAATTTTCATACTTCTTTCAGTCATTAAAGGAGTTTGTTTTACGCTTCCTCTTCTTGCATAAATAGCATTAAGTTCAGCCATCCTTTCATTATTATTTAGATAAACATTCCTAAATTCATTCATATTGTCAATATTGTTCAAATCTTGTCTACTAGGAGGTAATCCATCAACGAAGATCTGGTATCTAGGATCATTACGTATAGATTCCCTTAATTGTGCATTTATAGGGGCATTGGTAAATTGATTTCTAATTTCTCTTTCAACACCTCTTTTAGGCATCAACGCTCTAATACCTTGCGCAGCTTTTTTTGCATAAGGTCCTACGAATGGGATCATCCCTGCAACACCAAGTGAAGTCAAACCAACATAACCTAAAGCCTCAAGTGGAGTCATATCCTCATAGCCCTCTTCACCCCTTGCAGCTTTTGCTAATTTTTCTGCATCTTGCATTGCATATTTATATGATTGTAACTCCCCAGTAACAGGAGCGGTGTCTCTTAAAAGTGTGTAAGCTTGATCTTGAAATTTTTTCTTAGCTGCTTGTAATTTAGCTTCATCTAAATTTTCTATTTCTCCATAGTCAAGTATAGTATTATTTTCAGCCATAGTTACTCCTAAGCAGGATAATATTTATGTTCCGTCGGCAGTCGTTGTTTGTCCGTCGGCTCATAATCATAATCCGCAGATATAAAATTTCCTTCTCGGTATCTTAACACAGCTTGGGTAGTGCTGTCCACGAGGTCATCATGATCTCCATTAGGGAACGCTGCACATTCTTCAATTACCTCATGAGCAAATTGACGATCAGCTGGATAAAAAACCATGCCAGATGCAAACACAGGCGAGACTGCATTTACCCTTGAAACCTTGTCTTTTCCACGTCCAGGCACGAACTCGTGCACAGGGATACCAGTTCTTCTAAGCTCTTGTATTAGTGGCATACCCGTTGCCTTTGCTTCAATGACGACGGACTCAGGATTCCAATAAGAGTATTGATCCATCGCTACAGCTTTCAACTCAGGAAAATCCCAACGACCTTTAAGAGAATCTAATAGCATCAAACATTTTGGCGAATCCTCATCAGGAGTAAATACACCCCAAGTTGTAATAGCAGAATAATCTGCAGAATCTTTTTTACTAAATGCTGTATCATACGATTGTATTACATATTCTAGTCTTGGTATTTCATGTTCCCAAGGTCTCCACCATTCACGTTTAATAATAGCTCCTTCCTCAGAAGTTGGATTCTGCATGTATTGTGCATTCCAACGTTGAGGAGGTATGGATGCTTTTACACTCTCTAATTCTTCTTTCTTCCAATATTCTGGCCAAACTGGTTGTCCGTCGTCCATGATCGCTGGAAACTCAACGACTTCCCACTGATCAGCGCCAGGGTTTACTTGAGCTTTGATTAGTCTACCTGTAAGATCGTCCGTTGCCCATCGGGTCATTACAACTACAATAGATCCACCTGGTTGCAAACGTTGTCTAGGTCCTGACACATACCAATCATACGTCTTCTCCATAGCAGAGTCCGACATCACGTTTTGTTCAGTGTGAGGGTCATCAATAATTAATATATCTGCACCCCTACCTGTTATGGCACCACCTACACCAGCTGCAAAATATTCGCCCCCTTGAGATGTCTCCCAACGGCCTGCAGCTTTACTATCTTGTTGGAGTCCCACATTAGAAAAAATTTTTTTATATTCATCGCTGTCAACTAAGTTTCTTACTTTTCTACCAAAACGAAAAGATAATTCTGCATTGTGAGAAACCTGCATGAGTTTTGCATTCGGTCGGAGTCCCATCATCCATGCTGGAAACAAGTAAGATGCAAACTCTGATTTTGTGTGTCTAGGGGGCATATTGATAATTAAACGCTTAATCTTGCCCTCTGATACTTTGTTTAGTTTGTCAGCGATAATTTGATGATGACCCCAGTCAGAAGGTTCAGTTGCATTTCTGCAAATAAAATCTGGCCAAACTTGTTTAACAAAGAAAAGAAAATCGTTTCTAGCACTGAGTATCTTTTCAGCATCTAGTAATTTCTTTAATTTTATTAATTTTTCTTTAGGTAGTAGCTCCAAATCCATAAGTATTTTTATTATATCATTTCTATGAAAGTTTGCACGTATGTCAATCGCCAAGTTACATGCACAAGATTTGGGGGGTGGGGTGGGGTCAAAGTACCATATCTAGTATGTTTTTGAATAGAGACCCTGAATTTACAGGTGATGCGATCCGAAGTACGCTGGTAGGATCTGCTGTAGATTTCTGTGCCTGAAGGTTGTTTTTATAGGAAGAATTGCCCGTTGGCGCATTTTATTGCGCCAACGGAATATGATTTAATTGTCAGTACGATTATCGGATATTGTTCTATCTAATCCAAACTTTGTGAACAATTCACTGGATAACGATTGACCAAAGTTCTTGATTTTATCATCATGCAGATTATCGAGTATGAATTCAAATATACTCATATCTAAATGTCCTGCTACAAGTTTCCAATCAATCTTTGGTTTCGCGACTTGTTTATATTTGTGTAAAAAAGTTTTGAGTTCTTGTATTTTGATATCACTACTTTTTTCACTCTCAACAATTTGATTAAGTATTGTAATCTCATTTGACATAATTACAACTCCTTAATATCACTAGACCATGTTGTTCTAGTATTTAAAGTTGAAAATTTCTCAAACAAATCCATGTGTTGTTTTTTAAAGTTCTCAACACTAAAAGAATTGTAAGTCGAAACATTACGTTTTAAAACGTACATCAACTTTTTAGACTTAAAACTAATCTCATCAGTTTTAAGTAGTTCGAACAACTCAACATTACTAGGTTTTAAAATCCTATTCCATGTTGATGTTAGTTCTTTTTGTTCTTGTTTTAATTCACAAGAATTGATTATCAACTTTTTATTTTTTGGGCTAAGTTGAAAAGCCTTTTTTAGTTGTGCCATTTTACTCTCTCCTTTTTTTGTAGTTTTTAACACTCGTAAAACTTATCAAATCCCACGTTCATATCAAGCACAAAATAAATTATTTTTTAACTGTTAATTAGAATCATTATAAAGTGCAATTTACAATCATTCTAATGTAGAAAAATTTTTTAGCCGAAGCTACGCTTCTTTACCCGTGTGGGTTCGCCGGATCCCATCATCTTCAGTTGGGAAATGGGACATGGGGTTTGTAGTGGGAGTGGGAATGGGAACTTCGGATCCGGAGAACCCTGCAGGGTGAGCTTCACTATTAAAGTTATATCTTTATAACCTTGTCGTTGGGAACGGGAACGGGAGACCTGTGCTGCATCACCAGCAGGTTCATAGTAAAAGAAATATCAAAACGGTGAGCGTTAGCCAACGGAAACGGGACACGAAGGCCACGCACACCAATCCTGTGATTATGTAAGCCATTAAGGCTTCACCTCTTCGCCGACCACGGACTCTTCCCATGTATTGCCATTAGCAATACACTTGCTGCCTCGAGCTCCGGTCAATGCATACAGCTTGCCAGCTTCGGGTTTGTTTTCTTTAGGCGGTGGAATATCATCCTCCTCTTTTTCGTTGTTGAATCTAACCACCATCACTATTCCGTTATCGTCACTGTGCAGCAGCTCATTGTCGTGTTCGGGGCATTTTTCTATCCACTCTTTGATTCTTTCATCGTTAACGTCCATCTTACACCTCTCTCGTTATGCCGTCAGGGTCTGTATGGTACACTACCTTGTCACCTAACTTTTTGTTCTCCAACAATGTTGGAATATTATTTAATTTACCAACGCCTGACTTCTGCGTACCTTCGGTAATTTGCACCCACATCTTCTCCACTAAATCTTCTTCCTTAAACCACACGTATACAAAATTAGAAAAAGAAAGTTCTTTCTCTTGAGATTTAATTTTAAAGTATGTTTCTTTGCCTTTGTGTTTACATGAAAACACAATGTTCTTGTCGTCTTCTTTTTTTGTCATCGTACTGCTCCTTTATTAGTTAAGGGTGGAAAGATTCAGATGCATCACTTTTACTGACAAACCACCCATCCCATGTATATAAGATATTTATCTAGAATGTCAAACAAAAATTTTTACACCACAGCTTCAGGCGTAACCCAGCAGGGATCGCTACATTAGTATTTTTAAATATCTTCCAAGGAATTCAAGGTGGGAAATGGGAAGTGGGAAACCAAGACCTCGGGCTGTGCGCAGACCCTCCGAGGTCAGGTTAGGCTTCGACGCCTTCGAATCCCGATCAACCTTTCCATTCGTAGCTACCACTATTTCAGATAGACATTGAGATGTACTCCTGCTGATCCCAGATCAATGCGGAAAACTCCGAAGAGTGTTCTTGTCCACTGATCCTAGGAAGCACTTCGCTTACAGTAACCCATATGCAGTACGCCTCTGTAAGTATCGTCTGCATAGTTGGAATATCCATGCCTCCAAGGATCAACTGCTTTGGTTAGGTCAATCCCCGCTACTAACAATTGATCAAGGGTAGCCCAACGGAAGCAAAAAACAGGAGCTTATTGTTTTATGGATGTCGAGCTACCAAGACCCTATATATATCATCATGGGATAATGTCAAGCATTTTTTTTACGATTGTAATACGAAGCACGCATCTCCGGATCCTGAGAACCTAGCTCCTTAAAACATCAATAAAGACGTTTTTTTCTCCAACGGGACAACGGGAGTTGGGAGATTCTCCTGCATCACCGGCAGGGATCCCTGCTGGGGAAGCATGGCATTAGTATTTCTTTATGAGCCATGGGAGTTGGGACCTCAACGGGAGTTGGGAAGGAATGGTTCACCTGCTGGTGAGCTCCGGCTGCTGGAGGATCGCATGCAAGATTTCTTTATGAGCGATGGGAAATGGGAAATGGCAAATGGGAGATGGCACATCGACCAATAACGATGGACCATCGTAAAGTTTGAGGGCTCTCTCCGAGAGGGCCTTTTGC